TCACTGACCGAACGCACCTCGTAGAAATCGGTCAACCACATCCATGATTGAGGTCTCGGCCTCGGGTTGCAGTATAGGAGCCTCGGGCGGCCCGCTGAAAGGTAGATACGGTCGAGCTGGGATCTTGATGGTGAACTCGCCGACCTCATGCCAACTCTCCCGCGCCCGCTTGTGGCTATCTCGGGCAAAGACTGCCAAGTTGGGATTTCCGGCCTGGCGCAGCAGATTGCCCTTGGCATCCGTGCGCAGCCGCACCTTGGTCGAATAGGCCGCCCGCTTGATCTCGCCACCAAACTGCTGGATGGCCGCATAGTCTGAGGCCGCGCCGCCAGCTGCAATCAAGGCAAAGTCGGCGCCAAAATCGGACGTGACGCTGGCGGCCAAAATGCCGCTGTCCTGCAGCATCATCAGCGTGGAGCTGCCCTTATTACGGCGCGTGCGCTCCTGAATAGTGGACTTGGCCAGCGGGGCCCAATGGGGCCGTCCTTGGGCCTCAAAGTTGCCCTCCGTCACACTCTCCAGGCTCTGCGCGATACCCCGGTAAAGGTCAGTCGGGCTGTCCAGGACCGCAGCAGCTCGATCCAGCCGGCGAACGGCATCGCCGATATCAATGACGATGTCGATTAGGCCGCTCATAGCGCTGCAGCGATATCGGCGTCGGCCATGGCCTGCTCCAAGGTGAGCCTCTCCACGCTGACCACTGCCAGGTTTTCGCCAGAAGCCTGGGCCCGAACAACCGCAACCGTCTCACCCTGGCGCAACACGTAGATCAGCTGGCCGGCGCTGCGCACCAGAATGCCTTGCTCGATCACTAGCTGCGCACCCGCATAGTCAACAGAGGCAGATCCTGCAGCCCGCACAACGGCGCTGGCCAGCGTGCCAATACGTGAGGCAGCCCCAATGGATTCAGCATCTGCAGGTGGAACAGACACAAGTGGCCAGGCACCCGTGGGGGCCTGCAACCATTGACCAAACTGCGGCTGGCCCGCCATATCACGCACTGCAGCCTGGCTGATGGCAGGGGCTGCCTGTTCCAGCTTGCCAGCCATGACGCGGTCCAGATTGGCCTGAGACGCCACGCCTGGGTTGTAGTCCCAGCCCGGATCTGGCCGGAATGTGCGTGGCTGGCCGCGTTCGTCGATGTAGCGAACGACTTGCACGTCCATCGTGTCGCCGTCCTTATTGATCGGCACTCGGATCGTGCTGATTGCCTCGCTGCCATCTTCAAGTGGCACGCCCAGCGCCTGGAACTCGGCTTCTGTCAGCGCCTGGACGCGGCACCGGCATCCCCAGCCGTTGGGCGGCCAGATCACTTGCCAGATCGGATCGTCCCAGCGCCACACCTTGCCATGCAGCGCGCGATGGGCGGGCCGCGTGCGGCCGTCCAAGATGGCCACATAGCGCCAGTACGGCCGGTTTTCCACATCGGCCAGATACCGCTTGTAGCGCCCAGCCATATAAGCCGTCTGAACGTTGGTCTGGAAGATGGTACGCAGGCGCCGGTTGCTGCCTAACTGTGCCGTGGTCAGCTCGCCAGTCTCGCCGTCCAGCACTTCCTGGCGCCCCCACCAGCCCAAATCCTGCAGCCTCGGGCGTAAAGTTTTCTTGAAGGCCTCGAAGGTCTGACCTTCGCCAATGGCCTTCTTGATCTCGGCGTGAATCGCAGACAGTACATCCAGCGTAGTGGCCTTGGCGACCGTGAACTCCGCAGCATGTGCCTCTCGCGTCATATCCGTCCAGGACCAAGTCACCTGCAGCCCTTTGGCGCGGAAGTACTCCGTTGCGTCGGCCGGCTGAAGTTTCAGATTGGCAGCAATGGTCGCCATGGCGTCCCCTATGCCTCGACGGCTCGGCCGTAGGCCTGGCCGCCAAAGATCGCCGATGCGACCAGAGATTGCAGTTTGGCGCTGTCCATCTTCGGAAAGGCCTTTTGCACCACGGCCAGGGCATCCTCAAAGTTATCCGTCGCCTCAATGGCTTCAAACAGCGGATCCAGCAGGCCTCGCATGGCATCCTGCAGCTCGGCATCGCCAATGGATGCCAGCGCCTGGTCGATGGCATCCTGGCCTTGAACGCCGCTTGCCTCGGCAAAAGTGGGGCTTGCAGGACTGGCATTGGGCGTGGCCGGATCTGTGGCTGGCGCGCCTTGTTTCTTGGTCCAGCCGTCGCCATAGCGCTCCTGGATGTAAGCCTCCGATGCCTCAAAGCCCAGGTCCGCCACGTTCTTGTCGGTTTCCGACTGCGCCTTGGTATCTTCATCGGCCTTGATCTGACGATATACCTTGCAGGGCTCCAGGCCGTTGAAGTAGCAGATGTGGTCGAGGAGCTGCTCCTTCAGCGTTTCTGTCAGCAGATCGCTGTCGCCCTTGGTCAGGCCCAGGCGGACCGACTCACGCTCCTTTGCTGCAGCGGCCACTGCACCACCGGCCTTGCCGCGTGGGGACTCGCCGGTCCAGACAGCCGCAATCCAGTCGTCCATGTACTCGGCCAGCTCACGTTCTGAGCTGATGCTGCCACTGGATGCCATCTTCGACTCAAGCAGTGTGATGTCCATCCCTTGGGGCGTCATCAGCACGCCATCGCTGCTCAAAGCTCGCAAGGCAGAGAACAGCGTGCCTTTATCAGCGGGCCCTGCATTGTTCGGGTATTTGCCCCATGGCACAGGAGAGCCCGAACGCGCCAAGCGCTTGTTCCAGGCCACGATACCGGCTCGCTTGAAAAACACCGGCCAGTAAGTCTGCAGGCCCAACCCCATGCCGTAAGGGTTGTCATCCTGCGGATTGACCCGATGAACGATGAATTTTCGATCCGGCAATGCGCGACCGCGCAGCATGTCTTCCCGCGTCAGCATCCGCAGCTCTGGGGGGCGCTCTGCTGTGTCCTGAATGTAAGTAAAGCGCCGTTGAGCCCGCTGGGCAAAGCGTTTGGGCACCCACATGCCATCTGACACCGTCCACATGGTCTCGCTGATTTCCATGCCGGTGAGCAATGCGTCCATCAGCTGCTTGCACAGATTGTCAAAGCCGCAGCCATCCAGAATGTCGTGCATCGTGCGGGCATCAGCATCGGCCTTGGTGGACGATGTAATGGGCGTCACGGTCCAGTCATAGCCAACCAGTGCCAACTGGCGCTTTTGCAGGGAAGAGAACACCTTGCCGTCACGCTTCAGGTCGCGGTAAATCTCGATACTGCCCTGACCACGCTCCAGCAGCAGTGGGTCATTGGTGCGCAGTACACCAAGGTAACTGGACTCAAAAGGGTCCACCAGACGGTTGGCAATCTCAGTTTCCAGCTCCTGCCGTGTCACATAGCTGTTCACGTCAGGTGTTGGGCGGGACGCCCTGCGACCGATACGTTTAACCATACATAAATCCGTTCATTTCTTGAGTGCCCGCTAGCGGACCGCTGCTGGTGTATTCAAAAGGTGCTGCAGGTGAATTGCCCGCGTGCAAGGCCAGCGCCAAAGCCCAAAATCGGTCGGCGTGGCCATCTGGCGTGCTTTCCGCGACGAATCGAATGTTTCCTGCTGACGTGGTGACCTTCTGCACCTTGCGCAGATCGGCCCGAACCTTTGGGTCTTCTGGTATGCGGATCTTCCGATCCTCCATCGCCCCCTTGAGCGGATAGGCCAGTGCTTCTTTGACCTGGCCGGTGAAGCTCACGCCCTCAATGCGGTGCTCACCAAACTGGTCTTGAGCATCGTCGGTCCAGCCGATACCAAGACCAGTGGAGTCAATACAGACACGGTCACAGATAGCGAACCATGGCCACAGGATCTTTTCCTGGTCGCTCTTGCGCATCTTCTCCATGGTCTCGATATGGCGCGTGTAGAACACATCGCCCAACTGCTCGACCACCCACAGCACGGTCAAGTCCTTTTTGCGCCCGATATCGACGCCGCAGAACAAACGCCCCTGGAATGGTCCCTGCAGACCGCGCTTCCAGTCAGTGCCGCCAAGGTACTCGCAGGCCGTGATCAGGCCGTATTCCAGGAATTTGCTGTCGTCGTCGGCCGGAATGCACATGTATTCCTGGTCAAACGATTCAGCGTCGGCCGCGCCGTTCTTCACAAAATCGAAGTAATCGGCTTCATCCATGGCCTGTTGCTCGGCATCTGCAGGCAGAGACTGCTGCAGCTTGAACAAAAAGCCTTGCTCCAGCGCATCCTGCAGGGTGACCCGGTGCAGGCTGATTCGCTTGGGGTTGCCGCCGTGCCGTGCTTCACGCACCAGACTGTTGAAAAAGCTGTGCGAGCCCCGGTGGGTACTAATCAGCTCCATATTGCCGCCCCAGGTGATACCGGGATAGGCGATGGCCCACAGCTTGCGCTGATCAGCATGCAACGCGAACTCGTCCAAGATACGGCTGCCGCGCTTGCCTGCCTGAGCATCCGGGTTGCTGGACATGCTGTGAATGCGTCGACCGCTGGCGAACTGCAGCACATAGGCGCTGAGCTTCTTCTCAGCATCCAGCACCACCTCACCCAGGTCCTTAGCGGCCATGTTCATGATGCCGGCCCACAGCTTGCAATCCTCAATGAACAGGCGTGCCTGAATGTCGTCTCGGCTACTGACCCATTCATCGTGCCGAGCTCCCAAAGCTGCAGCCCGTTCATCGGCTGCATAGGCCGTGGACCAGCTGATGCCAATCTGGCGCGACTTCTCCATCAGCTTCAGACGGGATTCATCCTTGATCCAGCGCGACTGAAACGGCAGAAAGATAGCGTCCCGATCATTTGGAATGCATTTGGCGCGACCCTTGAGAATCATTTCTTGATCTCCCCAGTCACCAGCATCGAAAACATCGGCTCAAAATTTGGAATCACCAGCGATGCCGCCCAGCAGAACAGACCGAACAGCGCTTCAACGGCCCAGAAGTACCACTCAGGCACCCAATTGCGCTCCACCACCACAGGTGCATCAGAGTCAACATCAGCCAGGTACACCGGCACCAGGCCAAGAAACCAGCCGTAATGGGTGTACTTGGTGCCCAGCTCAGCAGAGGGAACAGGTTTGAGCAGGCTCATCACCGAATCCCCAATGCTTCGCGGATGGCCAGGCGTGTCTCGGGTGTCACGCCACCCTTGTTGCCCAGGGCATCCAGTTGGGCCTTCTGCTCCTCCAGCAGCTCACGGCGGGCCTCTTCCTTGATCGCCGCACGCGCTTCCATGCTGAAGCGCTTCTGCGACACACTGGCTTTGCCGATCTCGGCCGCATTCTTGAAGAGCTTGTTGACATCAACTTCCTCGGGGTTGATGTCCAGCTCCATCAGCAGGTTGAAAATCTTCTCCTGGGTCATGCGAATGACGGCCGCACCGAGCTTGTCTTCTTCATCTGGTGCAGCATCCACCAGGGCGCGGGCCTGTTCACCGGCCAGCTTCAGCTGGGCCAGCTTCTTCTCGAAGGGCGAACCATAGCGCTGCAGGGACGACCGGGAAACTTCGGCACCGCGGGCCTTCAGGTCTGCTGCCAGCTGCTCGTAGTCGCTGAAGCCACGGGCCATCAGCTCGTTGTCCAGCCATTCCTTGAGGTCAGCTGGCAGAGAATGCACTTTGCTACGGGGTGGCATAGGTCAGCCCTGCGTGATCGTGGGGCGAGCAATGCCTGGCTGCGCGTCGATGGTGTATTCCACGTAGTCAATGCCGCAACGGTTCAGTTCCACAAACCAGCGGTCGATGGGATCGCGTTGGATCTTGCACAGCTCGCGTTCTTCCAGATAGTCCAGCTCGCGGCGCACCTCCTGGTGCGTGGCATCGGGATACACCGACTGGATGATGGGCAGCAATGCCTCGGTGTAGATACCCACGGGACGAGACACATTGATGGCCGACAGCAAGTGCCAGCGGATGGCTTCACGGCGAGCCTTCAGAATGGCAGGCTGGTAGTTCATTGGTTTTTCCCTCCTGGGAGATTGCGCACTGCGGCCTCAATGCGCAGCGCAAAGTTATCGATGCGGGTATTGATCGTGGCGATCACCTGGACAAAGTCATCCCGGCGCACATAGTCCCTGGCCACCTCGGCCTGGAACCGCAACTGCGAGAGCTCAAGAGAGCGGATCTGTTCAGACTCCTTGCTGACAGCCCTGGTCAGGTCAATCAGTGACTTTTGCAACTGGTCAAACTTCTCGTCCGAGCGTCTCTGCGCCTGCACTGCAATGGCTTTCAAGATCGCCCACATGGCCATGCAAAACAAGCTCATGACCGTCAGCACATTGGTCAACGTCAGCTCAAAAACCATCAGTGCCTCCTGCCTGGCCTTGCTTGGTGACCGAGCGCACATAGTCCTGCAGGCCAGTCACTTGACCTGAGAGCCGGTCAGCCACGCCTCCCAGCGCTGTGTATCGGCTGCTGCACTCTCCGAGTGCTGTGCGGGCGGCGGTTGCTCCATCAATGTCGCTGGCGGTGCAGGATTGCGGGCGGGTATCGGACAGCTTTGCAGCGGCTGCGTTGGCGTTGAGCTGGGCGATAGTGGTGAGCAGGCTGCGATTGCGAGCAGTGGCAGTATCCAGAGCAGTGCGCGCAGCCTGCTCACGTTGGGCTTGTTCATGGGCGATCCTTTCAGCTTCTTTTTGCTTGGCCTGTTCCAGGTCGCGCTCGGAGGCTTCGGCTGCAGCACGCTGTTGAGCCTCTGCTTCCCGGCGCTGGGCCTTTGCCAGGTCCCAGGCCTTCTGCACGCGCTGCGCTCCTTGAGCGTCTCCTTGCGCAATCAAGTGGGCATTCCAGGCACGAACGCCCAGCACGGTCGCCAATGTCACCAGCACGATGAGCGCTGTTTTCATGGCGTTCCTCCTATCTGCCGAATGCTGCCTAGGTAGACCAGATTGCGCCAATACGGCAGCTTGCTGCGACCCGGTGCATGGAACTCATAGCGGCGTCCGTCCCGAGTCCAGATGCAATGCCAGCGGCGTGTAGATGTGCGCACGAAATGGATGCGTGTCCGAGCAGGATTTCGTAGCCAGGCCACCAGTGCAGAGACGATGCAGTTGCTTGGGAATCTCATGGCATGGCCTCCCCCAGGCACATGGCACGCAATGCCTTGCGATCTGTCCAGACGCCCCTGCAGGTGCGGTTGTCAGGGTGGCTGCAGCGATCCTGGGGCTTGTTTACCGGCCCAGCGCGGTCATAGAGCAATATGGCCTCACAGGCGCCTGGGTAGTCGCCCGCCTGCAGACGGCGGGCAATCGTGCTGGGTCCATTGCGCTCGTTGTTCCAGCACACAGCAGCCGCCCCTGTGTTGTAGGCCAGGCCCACAAAGGCATCAAACTCGCGCTGATGCATGGGCACGGTCAGGCAGCGTTTGACGGCCAGCTCGTATTCAGAGGCATCGGCCCGCAAGCGCACAAGGGCACGAACCGGCGCCATGGTGTCGCCCATCTTCACACCCTGAGTCGTGCCAAAGCCTACTGTCGGCACTTTGGTGCCATGCACAGGGTCTGGGTAGGCTTTTTCGACATAGCCCTCGCGCTGGGCTATGTAGGTAAACCCGGTGGCAGATAGCACCAGGGCAACGATTCCAATTCGAGCGCTATCAATCGCCATAAGCCCCCCTTGCGCCGAGAGGGCTCTTGCTGGCCATGGTTGGATAAGTCATGCACGGCAGGATGCCGCGCAGGTCGACCTGGAGTTGAGTAAAGCGCTTTACTTATTGTCGTGCACTCGCCGATCAATCCACATTGGGGTCAACTGGAGGGGAAAGGTTGTAGCTCAATTTGACCTCAAGATTACGGACTTCGGTATTGAGCTGTTGAATTCGCTGGCGGAGATATCCAGAATTCGTGCCCTTTGGGTTTGCCAGCAGCATCTCTCGTGCTTGACTTCTTTCTTCGCGAGCGTCTGCCCAGTCTTTTTCAAGTTGCTTCCAGGTTGCTTCTGTCTGTGGACCAATACCCTCAGAAACGGTGGAAGCCTCATAGCCCTGCACTCGCATACAAAGCACCATCAGATCAAAACGCCGCTGCTTTTGGTCAACGCCACGCCATATTGATGCCACTGTGTAATCGGGTGTTTGCGTCGCAGAAGTCGTCTCATACTCGCAGCGCGCAATTGCTTGATCGGCAGGGGCCGCATCAGCACGAGAGGGCTTCCAAGTGCGTACTGGACTATTGGCAGCACAGCCGGCGACTGCTGCAACGAAAAGAGCGCCTGCAACCGCTGAAATAGATTTTTTTTGCATGGACTTTTCCTGGAGTTGAGCACTTCACCGCTCTTATTACTGACCAATGGACGAAATGCCATCAGCAATGACTTGCCCAAACTCACGACCCTTGTCGAGTAGATAGCCATAGCCCTTAGATAGCTTCTCTATGTCTCCGGTGATGGCTGCGGCTTTTTTGATCGTGGAGCCTATTTTTTCCCGTAGGGTTTCCACTTCAGGGTCATGTCCCTTCTCATCTAGCTCAGCTTTCAGAGCCTCTTCTTCAAACTGTGCATCCACAACTGCTTTGCGAACGGCATTTCTCAAAGGGGCCTCGCCTTGAATCGGCCACATAGTCATTGCCGTACGAAGACTGTCCAACAGTCCCTTTGCGTACTGTCTGAAGTGCGGTGGAATGCCTTGGCTCTTAAGTGCCGTCTCAAGCTCTGCGACCAGCGCCTTCAACTCAGACATGGACTCAGCTGTCGCTTGATGATCTTCATCTGGCAAAACGACAGAAGCCCAACGAAGAGACAAAAGCATCTCTTCTCCCAAATATTGTCTGGTTTGATTACTGGCCCCTTGAACCAGATTGATGTTCAAGGCGTTGCGTAGCGTATTGAGGTATGGGCTTGTTAAGTTGTCGGCGTAATTGCCATCTCTCAATGCTGCGGTTACCAAGTTCAATTCACGATCACATGCAACGATTGCCTCAGCAATGCGATAACCAGCAACACCCTGCTCATCGCTAGAGAGCTTTAATGCTTGGGCCCATGCCTTCTGAGCCTCTTTAAATGTGCTCAAGCTATTTCTGAGCTCAGTGAAAAATGTGTACAGCCGACCTGCGGCGTTGTTCCCCAAACCTCTTCCTGTGCTCATGGTTGCCTCTTAACAGAACCGTAATTTCCGCTGAGTGGTTCAATGCACCTAACTCTCAGCAGTGGTGTTTTTCGTGGTGCACCTTTAGGCCGCACGCCCAGCTCGTGGGTTCTTCAAATTTCGTGGGTCTTCCATGACCGTGTCCAGATACATATTCAGCAAATTGAGCTGTTCGGACTTCAGGTTGATCACCATTCGCGTATCAAACCGCCTCTCCATGAAATCGAGGATGGCGATACGGTCGCGCAACTGATCCAAGCGACGCAATGTCGCAGATTGCTCCGCAGAACTGGGCTTGCGCACTTGAGGTTCATTTGCTGGGGCTTGAGGCGCTTGAATCACAGTCACATGCGTATGCGTGTGTTGGTGGTGGCTGACACGGTTAACCACGTTTCCACCTGCATACCCAACCTGCAAGTTATTGCTTCCGCCATCCACCTCAAAAAGGGAAGGTGTCACTGCTTCCATCGGGGCATCGGCCGCAGAGGTGCTCACTATGCGAGGGATCTCGGCAACGCTCTGCTTCGCAGGCCTAGCCCAACCCATCCATCTCAGAATCATCTCCCACATCTACTGAGCGCACTTTCTTATTTTTTGACGGAAACCTTGCCACCGGCATATCCCACTTGAACAACACCATCGTGGTTGCTGGTCAAGTTACCCACCTTCACTGAGCTTGGCCCGGACTTTGCCGAGCTTTTAGGCGAGGCAGCAGGTGCAAGGCCTGCTGACAAAAGCGCGGCCGTCTGAATCAGATTGGCCTTGGCATCGGGCTTGCAGCGGCGATAGCTATCGAGCAGTACCTGTTCTGCAGGGTCTGCGGGGGTGGAGTTAGCTCGTTCCCCCGTCAAAACGTAGTGCACATCTACGCCTTGAGCCGCAAGAGCAGCCAAGACCTCACCACCTGGCACAGAGTCGCCACGCTCGCAACGTCCCCAGTATTCGCGGGAAACGCCAGAAATATCAGCAGCTTGCGCTTGATTCCAGCCAGCAGTTTTCCTCACCTCTTTGAGGCGTGAGCCGAAAAGTGATGAAAAGGTCACAAAAACCTCTTGATAAAGAGATTTATTGGTCTCATAATTCATTTCAACAAGTTCAACGCAACCGGCACCTGCGCCAACAGATGCCAACAAACTAGGAGCCCGACATGGCACTCAAAACCAGAGCCCAGATCCGTGATGAATTCGCGCAACGCGGTTGGTCCATCACCGGCTGGGCCCGTCAACATGGTTACAGCCCCGTCCTGGTCAGCGACATCATCAACGACGATGAACGCAACCCCAAGCGCAAATGCCTGCGCGGTGAAAGCCACAACATCGCTGTCGACTTGAAGCTCAAGGACGGTTTGGTTTCTCGCCCGGCCAACGTGACAGCGTTCAACCTGACCGCTACAGCGTGAGAAGCGCCATGCGTACTCCAGGCCTCAATGTAACAAATTTGGCGGGCTCTCAAACCGTCCAGTTTGATACACATGGGTTTCCCGTAAATATGCCGCTCATTGGGGCATCTGCCGGTTGGAGCGTGCCGTGTCCAACTGCGCTGCCATTTGCAACAGCACTTTGCGCGATGCCTGTAACTGAACGCCAAGCGCCAAAGGCTCAGGCCTTGCTTGACGCCAAGCCTTTGCCAGTTGGGGGCCTCGTATGAAGCCATCTATCTCCAGCTGCGCAGTCAGCCTGAGCAGGGCTTGCGCCAGCCCGTCAATGCGCCCCGCCAATTCATCCAAGCCAGTTGATTCCATGTCGCACCTCCCGTGCCCTGTGGTCGATGGCTCAACTTTGCCTGCGCAAAAGTGCTTTGCACTGTTTCCAGAAGGCTATTTGTTTGGATGCCCCTGCCAACCCATCTCTTCCAAAACATCGCGGCCTCTGGAAATGCCGCAGACAGGAGTCCTGTAATGCGCAAGAGCTGGAACAAGGTGCGCTTTAACAGCCTGACCGACGCTCTGCGCGGCTGCACCGATTACGCCATGGACAAGGAAGCCAACCTGTCCCAGAGTCGTATCGCAGACCGCATGGGCATCTCGCTGGACAGCCACTACAAGTACCTTTCCACGGGCCGCTTGCCAGCCATCCTCATACCTACGCTGGAGATGGCTTGCGGCAACAACTTTGTCAGCACTTGGCTGGCTACCAACGCGGGCAAGCTGGTCATTGACCGCCCCAAGGGCCGCAAGGCAGCGGCCACTGACCTTGTTGAGTTCCACACCGGCTTTGCCGAGGCGCTTCGGCTGCTGGGCGAATTTCACCAGGGCAAGGCCACAGCCCAAGACACGCTGGCCGCACTACAGCGCCATTTGGAGGCTGCCGCCTGGCACCACACCAACGTGGTCCAGCACGCGACCCCTGAGCTGGACTTTGAAGCATGAGCAACAGCAGCAAAGCCCTGGCGGGCTCTATCCGCAAAGCAAATGCCTTGTATCGCCTGTTGGCCGGTCATGAACTACTGGGCCTGAGCCCTGGCGAGATTGCCAAAGGCATCGACGTATCACCCAGCTGGGTCTCCCTCAATCTGCCCGCATTGGCCGAGGACGGCTTTGTGGAGCTGGTGCAAGGCACCAACCGCTGGCGCCTGGGTGTGCAGTTTGTGCGCATCGCAATCACCGTCAGCACCAATCTCAACCAGGCCAAGCGCCAGCTGGATGACCTGACCCAACGCTACGCCGTCCCTCTCAACTGATTTCAACGCAACCCCGAAAGGAAAACAACAACATGGCCCGTAACACCACCCCCGCACCCGAAAGCAAGGAAGTGCCCGCCAACGAAGTGGTGATCGCCGAGGAGTTCAATGCCGCCAATCAGTTGGCCGTCATGACCATTGAAGCCAATGAACAAGCGATGACCATCGCCAAGCAAGTTGGTTATTCAGGCGCCGTCACCGTGGGTGCCTTGGAAGATGAAATCCGCTTCTACCAGCGTCGCACAGTAGAAGCCGTGCTGGAGACAGGCAAGCGATTGCTCGTTCTCAAGGAGCTGACGCCCCATGGTGAGTTCACCCAGCGCGTTGAAATGTTGGGCTTCAGTGATCGCACCGCTCGCCGCTTTATGCAAGCAGCGTTGAAAACAGCTAAATCGGCCAATTTGGCCGCTTTGGGCAACCAAGTGAAATCGGCCAGTGCCTTCCTGGAGCTGGTCACCCACGACGATGATGTGCTGGAAAACCTGGCTGAAATGGACGATATCGACCGTCTGAGCGCCAGTGAACTGCGCACTCGCCTGCGTGAAGCCAAAGCAGAAAAAGACGCCAGCGACAAGCTGCTTGAGAACAAGAACAAGCAGATCGACAAGCTGGAGCGTGAGAAGCAGCGTATCGCGCAGATGGCACCTGATGAAGCTCTGGCTGATCTCAAGACCGCCGCAACCCGTATTGCCAACGATGCGGTGGGTGCCATTCAGGGCGGCGTCCGTCAAGCCCTGATCAAGCTGCGTGAATTGCCCCAGGGCACCTCTCAGACGGCCTTTGCCGCTGGCCTGCTGGGCGAGCTGCAAGCCGAAATCAATGCCCTGCGCGAAGAGTTTGGCTTACCGGACATTGCCAGCGCAGCCGAACGCGAACTGGCCGCAGACACCCAAGCCTGGGCTGGCGGCGGCGAAGCAGTCGAGGCTTGAGGACGGGTCATGAGCCTCAGTGCAACGCTCACCCAACGCCTTGTTCAGGTGGCTGCTCAGGCGGCAGCCGCACCAGCAGGCGGAAAGCAGGTCGTCTACAGGGCGGCTTGCCAAGAACTGAGCATCAGCCTGCCCACGCTTTACCGTCACCTGGACAAGATCACCGTGAAACCCGAACGTAAACAGCGCAGCGATGCCGGGGCTGTCAGTCTGCCCCGTGAAGAAGCTGTCGTCATTAGCGCCTTGCTCATGGTCAGCCACCGCAAGAGCAACAAGCGCCTGATGTCCATTGGGCAAGCCCTGGACATCTTGCGCGCGAACGGGGAAGTGCGTGCCGAGCGCACCGACCCGTCAACAGGCGAAGTGCTGCCTTTGTCTGAAAGTGCTGTAGCTCGCGCTCTGCGTAGTTTTGGCCTGCACCCCGACCAGCTCAACCGTGCCACCCCCGCAGTTGAGTTGCGTAGCCTGCACCCCAACCATGTCTGGCAGGTCGATGCATCACTGTGCGTGCTGTACTACCTCAAGGACAGCAGCGGCAAGGAGAGTGGCCTGCAGGTCATGGAGCATGACAAGTTCTACAAGAACAAGCCTGCCAACCTGTCTCGCATCGCCGCCGACCGCGTGTGGTCCTATGAACTCTCGGACCACAGCAGCGCGTCCATCTACCTTGAATATGTGATGGGCGCTGAAAGCGCGGCCAACCTCACCAACGTGTTCATCAATGCCATCCAGCAGCGTCCTGGTGAGCCGTTCTATGGGGTGCCACGCATTCTGATGATGGACATGGGCAGTGCCAATACCTCTGGCCTGTTCAGCAATCTGGCACGCCGCCTGCAGATTCAGCTGATTGCCCACGCGGCAGGCAATGCCCGCGCAACCGGCCAGATTGAGAAAAGCCGCGATCTGATTGAGCGCAGCTTTGAAGCAGGCCTGCGCCTGGCGCCGGTGTCCAGCCTGGACGAGCTCAACCGCCAGGCACGCCGCTGGGCCAAGTGGTTCAACGCTAACAAGATCCACTCCCGCCATGGCCGTACACGATACGACCAGTGGATGACCATCACCACCGAGCAGCTGCGCCTGGCACCCAGCGTGGAGCTGTGCCGCGAGCTGCTGACCCATGAGCCAGAAGCCCGCAAGGTCAGCGACACGCTCAGCGTCGCCTTCAAGGGCCGTGAGTTCGACGTGCGCAATGTGCCCAATGTGATGGTCGGTGAAAAGCTCATGCTGGCAATCAACCCCTGGGTGGCTGACGCCGCCATGGTGGTGGATACCGATTCCGAGGGCAATGAGCTGTTGATCTCTGTGCCAGTGGTCGTGCGTGATGACGCCGGCTTCCGCGAGGACGGCAATGTGATTGGCGAAGACTGGGCCCGCCCTGCGGATACCCAGCTGGATACCAATCGCAAGGAGGTCGCCATGGCAGCTTACGACGCCAGCACCCTGGAGGAGCTGGAAGCCAAGCGCAAGGCCAAGGCGCTGCCATTCAGCGGCCGCATCGACCCCTACAAGCCTATCGAACAGGCTCCTGAGCGCACCTTTATTCCCAAGCGCGGCACCGAACTGGTGACCAATGTCACCACAAGCGCCAGCGCTTCGGCCCGCCTGCTCAATGCCTTTGAAGTTGCCAAGGCGCTGCAGGGCATGGGCATGTCCATGGACCGGGAAAAAGCCTCACAGCTGCGCACCTGGTACCCCGATGGCGTGCCCGAGGACGAGCTGCAGGCTGTCTATGACCGCTTGACTATGCGCGGCCAGCTGCGCGTGGTGGCAGGAGGTGCCTGATGGCTCAGACCGCAACTTGCGAAATTTCGCAAATTCGCAATCTCAAACCCGCAAATAAGTTGGCCCCGGTGTGCTCTCAACACGCCGAGGCCGCCCCAGAAACTGATTTCAACGCAACCCCTGAGGAGGAACCAATGCTACTGCAAAACGAATCCCTGAGCACAAAAGCGCGCAAGCACTTCAATCTGCCCCGCAATCCCTTCCTGGATGATGTGCAGACCCCTGACGATGTCTACCAGACGCCCAGCGTGCGCTATGCCCGCGTGGCTCTGACCGATTGCGCCCGACACCATGGCTTCATGGCACTGGTGGCCGAGTCCGGCGCGGGCAAGTCCACGCTGGCCGAAGACCTGGAAGAGCGTGTGCGTAAGGAATCCACCGAGATCGTGGTCATCCGCCCCTATGTGCTGGCCATGGAAGAAAACGACGTCAAGGGAAAGACGCTCAAGAGCGCATCTATTGCCGAGGCCATCATCTTCGCCCTCGACCCGCACGCCAAACCCAAGATCAGCAGCCAGGCACGCTTTCGCCAGGCGCACGAGCTGCTGCGCGCCAGCGCCCAGTCTGGTCACCGTCATCTGCTGCTGATCGAGGAGGCCCACAACCTGCCCGTGGCCACGCTCAAGCATCTCAAGCGCTGGATCGAGCTCAAGGACGGCATGCGCCGCCTGCTGGGCATTGCGCTGATCGGCCAGCCCGAGCTGCGCCGCCGCCTGAGTGCCCAGAACCCCGAGGTGCGCGAGGTGGCCCAGCGCTGCGAAATAGTGGAACTCGACCCACTGAACACCGAGCTGGAGGGTTACCTCAAGCACAAGTTCGCCCGCTTTGACCTCAAGTATGACGACGTGTTTGCGCCTGATGCCGCTGACGCGATCCGATCGCGCCTGATCTACCTGCCGCGCGGCGGCAAGGAGGCCGACATCACCAGCATCTGCTACCCGCTGGTGGTGAACAACCTGGTCTGCCGTGCCATGAATGCCGCTGCCGAGGCTGGCTGGGACACGGTCAACGCCCAAGTCATCAAGGGGTGCTGAACATGCATAAGAAGGTCGTTTCCATGGTTGCACACAAAGCTTTGCGCCTGGCTTGGATCAAGCGCCGCGCCCGCATGCTGCAGCGCGCATTCGCCGCTGACCTGGTCACTGCCCAGTTAGAGGCAACTGTCGACTGGTATCGCTTTCGCGGGAAAGCCTTGCCTTACAGCGTTGCTCGTCGGGTTCAAGCGATGAAGGTGAAGGCATGAAGCGCTATTTCTTTGAACCTGGTGCGGTGGTTTGCTACCGCAGGCGCGGCCTCAAGGCTGGCCTGGGACGAGGTCTGCAGGCTTGCAAAGGCCTGTTGCAGACGGCGTTGAATAGCCATCCGTCTGACTCCATTGGTCGGTTCTTGTTACTGGCGGCGATGGTCGCGGCCGCAGCTGCCTGCCTTGGAGCTATCGCGGGCTATGTCCAGTTTGAGTTGGGTATGGGAGTCATTCGATGACATTGAAGAAAAACAGACTGAGTGAAGACAGCAAACGACTGCTTGCGCACATCCTGAAGCACGGCCCTCAGAACCTGTTTCAGCTTCGCCCTGTGACGGGCGAGCTGGAGGGCGACCTGGTCAAACGCCTGCGCAATCTGCGCACGGGCGGCTGGTTACAGCTTGTGGATGACGGGCCGCAGCTGTGCTGGGGCATCTGCAAGGACGCAATCCCTCTGTTTGAACAGGGGCTGGTTGCAAAGAGGTCCCGCAAGGGAGAGCCAAAGCCGATGGGTGAGATGCCCAAACAGCGCCAGATCAACGTGATGGAGGGCGAATACAAGACCACGCCATTCACGCCGCCCCGCAAGGGTTCACTGGATTTCAGGGACATCGCCAGCCGTGGCGTGCGCTGCTGATAGGAGCACTGAGGCCATGAGCACAACCCAAGAAATGCCGCAAATGACGCTCGAGGAGTTCGAGCTGGAGTCCACCGCGCTGGCAATCGAGTTTCTGTCGGTCATGAGTGGCAGAACTGTTCCAACAGGCGTTGTCATGCAGGCGGTGATGGAAGTGCATCGCTGCGTTGCCCGGCAAATGCCTTTGGATGCCCAGGCCGAACTTTCCATGGCAATGGCGGCCTATGCAGGCGAGCTGATGCAAGGACTCAAGCCTGCGCCCGTACCTAACTCATCCCAATCGGCCAATTTGCACTGAAGGAGCAACAACAAATGACACAACAAAATATTCTGCAAACCCTTCCCGAAGGCTATTGGGAGAACGCCAAGGGCAACCTGGTGCCGGAATCCAAGGTCAAGCCTATCGACAAGCTGCGCGATCAGCTGGTGAAGGACCTGTGCGATCGCGCCGAGGTCAGGAGCCAAGACCTCGGCAAATTCAAGCTGGAAACGCTGGGTGATGTGCATGCATTCATCGAGGCCAGCGTGGAACAGTACGGGGTAAAAGCTGGCGGCAAAAAGGGCAACGTCACGCTGATGTCTTTTGACGGAAAGCGGAAGGTATTGCTGCAGATGCAGGATCGCATCACCTTCGGCGAGCAACTGCAGGCGGCAAAGGTACTGATCGACCAGTGCGTGACACGCTGGTCGGCGGGCTCGAATGACAACATCAAGGTGCTGATCACCGATGCATTCCAGGTGGACAAGGAAGGGCTGATCAACACCGGCCGCGTCTTGGGCCTGCTGCGCCTGGATATCCAGGACGAAGATTGGAAGATGGCCATGAAGGCCATTGCCGACAGTCGCCAGGTAGCGGACACCAAGCCCTACCTGCGCTTCTACAAGCGCGCCGAAGTCAGCGCCGAATGGAAGCCCATCAGCTTGGATATGGCGGCCGTATGAGCATAGCGAGCACCCTTATGAAGTGCTGTCGCTGCCGCAATCAGCACACGAAGGCAGATCGCATTGATGTGCCCAGCAAGAAATTTACCAATGCCACCGAGTCCACTTGCCCGAAATGCAGTGCTCGGAGCTTCTACGACATGACGCCGCAAGTAGCTTGGTGCTGGGCATCGGGGTTGATCGAGTTCGGCAGTGAACTGCCCAGTGCTGAGGCCATCGAGATTGCACGCGGTCCTCATTACGCCATCAAAGGACAGGTCGGCGTGCATGCGCGTCACGGCTACGGCGAGAACAGGGGAAAGCTGCTGGTACCTGGCGTGCCAGAAGCAGTCAATCAGCTTGCGGGCCTTGAAGCTGTCGATCGCTGGCTGAAGCAGATCAACAAGCGCAAGCCATGCGATGGCGTGACGTTCTCAAAGGAAGTTCAATGAGCGAGTCAATGAAGCGCAAGGTGCGCGTCACCATCACCAAGGAAATCGAGATCGAGCTGACCCCAGCTGTATTTGGTGGCCTTTGCCAGGAACAGTATCTCGAAGAGTTTCGCAAGAGTCTCTGGCAGATCGAAGGCATCGAAGACGTCTTTACGTATGCCGCTGAAATGGCGGCTCACCACGGCGGGGGCTACCAGCATGACGGTCTGGGCCTGCTGAGCGAGCACTTCAGCACCCACCCACGCGTTCCAGATGTGAAGTTCAACGTGTTGGAAGAAGACACTGAATCGGAGTTCATCGAATGATCAAGAACGCCATCTCCTACCGCATTGCGCCCACCTGGGCGCCTGACCTGCAGGCCCTGGAAGCAGCTCTGCAGAAGACTCTGTTTGCCGAGTGTGGCGCAACCCAGGAGCGCTCAGTAGGCTGGGTGCCGCCTCGGGGCGATCAGCATGGCCTGCTGGCCGAGTCCGTAGCTGGCCAGTGGATGCTCCGTTTCATGACCGAGGAAAAGCTGCTGCCTGCCAGCGTGCTCAACCGCAAGGTCAACGAAAAAGCAGATGCCATCGAGAAAGCCGAAGGCCGCAAGCCCGGCAAGAAGGAAAAGAAGGAGCTCAAGGACGAGGCCAAGCTGGACCTGCTGCCCATGGCCTTCACCAAGCAGGGCGCCATGTGGGTCTGGATCGACCCACAGGCCCGCTTGCTGTTGCTCGACACCAGCGCCCAAGGTCGTGCAGACGAGATCGTGTCGCTGCTGGTCGAAGGCCTGCCAGGCTTTGCGCTGGCCCTGGTCGATACCCAGACCAGCCCGCAGGCAGCCATGGCCCACTGGCTGGTCACGCAGGAACCGCCTGCAGGCTTTTCGATTGACCGACAGTGCGAGCTCGTGGCTGCTGACGAGTCCAAGGCCGTGGTGCGCTATGCACGCCATCCCCTGGATATCGACGAGGTGCGCAAGCACATCGAGCACGGCAAGCTGCCGACCAAGTTGGCCATGACCTGGGACGACCGCGTGAGCTTTGTTCTGAACGACAACCTGCAGCTGCACGGCATCACGATGCTGGACGCGGTCATGGATGGGCAGTCTCAGGACGATGGCGGCTTCGATACCGATGTGTCCATCACCACGGGTGAGCTGTCGCGCATGCTCCCGGATCTGATCGAAGCTCTGGGCGGCGAGGGCCGAATCGGTCTGGGTAATCTGCCGGCGTCGTTACAGGCCACGGTGACCGGGCCGAGCAGCGTGGCCACCGATGCATCCGACAATTCGGCACCTTGGGAGGCTGCGTAGTGTCCTTTAATGCGTCAATGAACGATTTGGACGGGGCTGCAAGCGCTGTTTGTAGTGCGGTCAGTACCAGCGCTAGTCCCAAGGGCTCCGAGCGCTCCTACGGCCCAGATTCCATGCCTGCCGATTTGCTGGAATTTGTGCGTGGGCAATCCGTCCGTCATGCGGCTGACGCCCTGCGTCTTTCCTTGGGCACGGTCCACCGGCTGGTGCAAGGCTATTGGCCCAATGACCCCCGTAAGATCATCGAAGCATGGATTGCACACAAGGGACGCTCCGGTCGCATTGCGTCGTCCTGGTTCCTGCGCCGCGTTCGCGCTGGCGGCGTGGTCAACCACGCGGGCCAGCAGTGGACTGCGCCAGGTCTGTCCATTCGCTGTGGCGAACTGCTGGCAGTGGCCAGAGGTGCTGATGGCAGCTTGCTGGCCCAGACGCTCGAGCTGCCTGCCAATCGTCTGCAACTTTCGCAATTGGCGGGAGGTGCCATATGAAGGTGAACTACACGGCAGCCATTCACACGATCAAGTCAAAGCTCAAGCTCAGCGATGACGACTATCGTGCGTTGCTGATGAACCTCACCGGCAAGAGCAGCAGCAAGGACATGAACCAGACTGAGCAGCGCTCAGTGCGTGACCACCTGCAGGGCCTTGCCGAGCGCATGGGCGTGGCCCTGCCCACGCGACGCCGCCCGCTGAGCCAGACAGCTTTCGACCAGGTCAAGAAGCAGACCAGCCCCAAGGAGCGCAAGGTTTGGGCGCTGTGGAACCAGCTGTACCACAACGGCAAGCTGCGTGACAGCAGCGCTGCATCGCTCAATGCCTGGGTACAGCGCACGGTAGGCGTCTCCGCGCTGCGCTTTGCCAACGGCGCCCAGCTCGACACGCTGATCGAGGGCCTGAAATCCTGGGGAGAAAGGGAGTAACGATGGCACGCAAATTTCTGACTGCAGCCGAAGCCGATGTCCTTACCGCGATCCTTCCGCCCGGAATGACCCGTGAAATGAAAGATGTTGCCTACTGCCTGTTCGAAGCGCTGGCCCTGATGGACGGTCGCGCCGGCCAGGCCAAGCCAGACCAGGCTTGGGCGCAGAAGCTGCAGGCCGTTGCCAATATGTCGGTGGTGCAGCTGCAGCACTTGGCCCACGAAAAAGGTGGCCGTACCATCTACCTGTCGCGCGGTCTGGCAATGCAGCTCAGCGCCCGCGACCGAGAGATGTGCGCAAAGTTTCGAGGCAACTACGACGAGCTGGCCGACGAGTACGATCTCACTCCAATGCGTGTTCGCCAGATCGTGGACACCTACCAGCGAGAGATGTTTTTAAGCCGTCAGCAGCAACTGCCCGGCCTGGACTGACCCCGAGGGCGGCGCGCAACGCGCCAGCCCATCGCCCGGTGCAACGCCTGGTGAAATTTAGTAAAGCGCTTTACTTATAGCGAAAGCCCCGTCCGCAAGACCATGCGGGACATGGGCAACAAAACCACCCCCTCCCAATTTCCCGACGGCCTGGAGATCTTTCAAGCCGGATCTCGCACGGCCACCAACGGACAGGTCTATGTGATCAGCGAGTCCGATGTTGCGGCCACGGCCGCTGCCTACGACCCCGCCGTCCACGAGGCCCCTCTGGTCATTGGCCATCCTGAAGACGACCACCCCGCATGGGGCTGGGTCACCAAGCTGTCGGCCGAAGGCGGGACGCTCAAGTCCAGCCATCAGCAAATCGACCCCTCGTTCGCTGAGTACTACGGCGCCGGTCGCGTCAAGAAGCGCAGCGCCGCCTTCTACCACCCCGAAGACCCGGCCAATCCGAAGCCCGGCGTCTATTACCTGCGCCATGTCGGCTTCCTGGGTGCCCAGCCGCCAGCCGTCAAAGGCCTGCGAGATCCCAAGTTTGCCGAAGGCGGAAACGACACCGCATTCGGACTCATCTTTTTTTCCGAGCAACCCACCCCCAACCAGGAGCACCCATCCATGACCGAAGCCGAACGAATCGAAGCCGAGCGCAAAGCCAAGGAAGAAGCCGAGCGCAAGGCTGCCGAGGAAGCGCAGAAGACCGCCACGGCTGTCGCTGAGCGCGACCAGGCGCGCGCCCAATTGGCTCAGTTCGCTGAGCAGCAAAAGCGTGACCGACATACCGCCAACGTCTCGTTTGCGGAAACCCAGGTCAAGGCCGGCCGCCTGATGCCCAAGGACAAAGACATGGCTGTGGCCACGTTGGACCGCCTGGCCGAGGTCGAGCCGGTGGAGTTTTCCGAAGGCGATACCAAACGCAAGGTCAGCCCCTCTGCCTGGCTGCAGGAGCTGATCGCTGGCAGCAAGCCCTCGGTCGATTTCAGCGAGCACGGCGGTGGCCAAGTGCCCGAAGGCGAGCAAGGCAGCGCCAAGGGCAAGAGCGACGCCGAGATCGACAAGGCCGCCAAGGCCTACGCCAACAAGCACAACGTGAGCTACGCCGAGGCGGTGAGCAAGGTTGTGTCTTTCGAGGGCTGATTCCCCCAACTTCCCAGAAGGAAACCACAACATGATGACGCTCGACGAAATCCGTCTCAAAGCCAATCCGGTGCTCACCAACCTGTTGCTCGGCCGTGGCCAGGGCACTATGGTGGCTGATCGTTTGTTCCCCCGCCTGCCGCAGTCGCTGAGCACGGTGACCATTGCCAAGATGGGCGATGCCGCCCGTCGCCGCTACAACCTGCGCCGCGCCCCTGGTACTGCCACCAAGCAGATCACCATCAACTTCGAGGGCAAGCTCTACACCGTCAAGCAACACGCGGTGGAAGTACCTATCCCGCGCGAGCTGATCCGCGAATCCGACGAAGCCAAGAAGCTCAATCTCGCACCCAATATCGGCATCTCCACCGTGGCCATGACCACGGCGCGCGATGTCCTGAACCTGGACTACGAGATCGAGGCGGCCGAGTTCGCTACCGACCCCAGCAGCTTTGCACCCGGTCATTCCAAGGCCCTGGCCGGTGCTGAGAAGTGGTCTGCGCCCACAGGCACGCCTGTGACAGACATCCTGGCGGCCTCCAACGTGATCCGCAAGAAAGTCGGCCGCCGCCCGAACAAGCTGATGCTCTCGGCTGATGCAGAAACCGCTCTGATCTCCAATGCCGAGGTCAAGAGCTACCTGCCGTCCACGCAGATGGGCCCGGCGACTCTGGAGCAGCTCAAGACGATCCTTAAGGTCAAGGAGATCGTCGTGGGCGATGCCTCCTATACGGACGAAGACGACGAAGGTCATGACGTGTGGGGCAACGCGGCCGTGCTGGCTTACGCGCCCGACATCCCAGCCTCCGGCGAATTCAGCCTGGCAGAGCCCGCTTTCGGCTTTACCAACGTCATCGAAGGCCATCCCTTCAGCGAAACGCCCGTGTACCGCGAAACGCAAAAGAGCTGGATCTATGGCGGCACCTTCGAGCGCGCACCCAACATCGCTTACCCCGATGCCGGCTTCTTGTTCCTGAACCCGAACTAAGGAGCAGCCACCATGACTTTGATCGCAAAGATCCTCATCGTGGCCAGCACCGTGGGTGCTGACGGCAAAACGGTGCGTAAAGAGTTCAAGCCCGGTGCAGAAGTGACGGGCCTGAGCGACCACGACGAGCGCGAGCTGCTGAAGATGAAGGCGCTGGTCGACACGGACCGTGAAGAAGCCAACGGCCAGTACGACGCCATGCGTGCTGAGCACGCGCAACGGGAATTCGAGCGCGAGCGCCAGGCTGTCCTGCAAAAGCGTGGGTCCACCGAGATGCCTGCTGGGCCCCTCACCAGCACTGACGGCACGGGCCAGACAGGAACCTTGGCCGACGGCGCCGGCGGCGATGGTGCTGCTGGCGACGGCCAAGGTGCCCTGGGAGGCCAGGACAGCGCCATCGCTGGCGACGGTCAGGGAACCCAGGGCAGCAGCGCTGGCGAGTCCGCAGCACCTGCGCCCGACGCATCTGCAGCTTCCGCTCCCACACCGGCCCCCGCACCTGCTCCTGCTGAGCAGTCCAAGGGCACAGGCAAGGGCGCCCCGAAGCGCAACTGACAACCACCCCGAGAGAGAAGCTGCCCCCGGTCCAGGTCATGAGTACCTGGCCGGGTTGGGCCAGTAGGAAACCCTTTTACATCGACCTGGAGCGAAACCATGGCATCTCAGAACAACCCCGGCCGCCAGTTTGACAAGCAGCACGCGGTCACCATCGTGGCCACGGCCATCATCGAGAAGTACCGCTTTGTCGGCTACAACGGCCAGCACGCCACCAGCGCGGGCGGCGTACATGACTCCCAGGGAACCAGCGAGTACGGTGCTCCTGTGGGCGAGGCCTTCTCGGCCATCACCAGCTATTCCGGCCTGGTGGAGATCGCGGCGGGCCAGACCATTGCCTTTGGCGATCCGGTCAAGCCAGCGGCCGACGGCAGCGGCAAGGCTGCTCTGGGCGACTCCGATGACAACTGCGGCCGCGCCCTGGGCGCCGGTACCGAAGGCCACATCATCGAGGTCCAGATCCAGCGCCACGTTCACCCGGCAACCCCCTGACCTGACGGCAGGCCAATCGCATGAGTTACGCCACCGTCGCCGACATGGTTGCCCGTTTTGGTCAGCTGGAGCTTGTCCAGCTCACTGACACGGACAACATTCCGCCCAGCACCGTAGACGAAGCCCGCGTCGGGCTGAAGCTGGAAGACGCCTCGTCTTTCATCGACGGCTATGTGGGCCAGGTCTACCGCCTGCCGCTGCAGGGCTGCCGCAAGCCACTGATCCCAGGCCAGCCGGTGGAATACGCCATGCCGCCCGTCCTGGTGCGCATGGCTTGCGATGTGGCTCGCTACTACCTGCACGACGACCTGGCGCCTGAAAACGAGGTGTACCGCCGCTACAAGGCCGTCATCGCCGAGCTGGATGCCATCGCCATGGGCAAGTCCATGCTGTCCTGCCCCTGGGGCGGATCGCCTGGCGTGCTGGTGGCGGCCGACGCCCAGCAAGGCACTGACGTGCACTTCGATTTCAGCCCGCGCGCTGTGACAGACGACACCCTGCGGGGGTTCGGCTGATGCAAACGACCTGGAATTTTCTTGAGGCCCAGACCGGGATCGTCGACCGCATCAAGGCGGCGACGCAGCCGTCAGACGGCAGCGGCTGGGCCCGCCTGGTGGGCACCCGCAAGGAGCTGTCAGCCGTGGCCGAGGAAATGCAGGTCACGCCCGCTGTCTATGTCGTCTACGACGGCTTTGCCGTCCTGGCTGGCTCGGACGAGTACTCGCTGCAACTGAGCCATCGCTGGCTGGTCGTCCTGGCCATCGGCAATGCAGCCAGCCAGCGCGAGGCCGCCGCCCTTGACCAGGAAGCAGGCCCACACCTGGGCGAACTCATAAAGGCCTTGCATGGCTACAAGCCGCCCCAATGCAACAGCCCGTTGGTGATGTCCACACCGCCGAGGCCTTTCTACAGCCCCGCCAAGTTTGCCTATTACCCGCTGCTGTTCACCGTCAGCAGCGTCCATTGCTAGTTTTTTAGGAGAGAAAAATGGCTGAACGCAAATTCTGCTGCTTCAAGGGCCGGGGTGAAATCAGCCTGGTCGATTACCTGGCCCGCCTGGCGCGCACTGCAGGCTTCATTCCTGTGGGCAATGCGCCCAGTTTTGTGCTCAACGCGACCGAGACCACGGAAAACGTCAAGGACTTCACCACGCCTGGCGGTGGTACTGCTTGCGCATTCCGTGAAATCGACGCCGTCAACGTCTCCCTGCAGCTGCGCTGCCACTCGCCGCGCAACTGGTCTATCGCAACAGGCGGTAGCGGTGAAGGCGCCGAGGTGGCAACTGCTGCCGTGGCCAGCGAGGAGCATGTGCTGTGGCCTGGCACGGTGGAGCCGCTCGACCACCTGGCAGACGATACCGTGGCCATTGTGGTCAAGAGCATCGATGGTCAAACTACTTATGACGTCGGGACGGACTACGAGGTCACGCCGGCAGGCTCTATCAAGCTGGTCGAAGGCACTACCATCCCCGCGCCAACAGTGACGCAGGGCAAGGGCCAGCCCAACATCACGGTCAGCTACACGCGACGCGAGCAGCGCTTGATCCAGCTGTACTCGCAGCCTCCAAAGCCTGTGGCACTGCACTTCGACGGCTACAACGTGGCCGAAAGCCCGGTCCAGCCCATCCACTTCGACCTCTTCAAGGTCGTATTTGGTCCGGCAGCATCCGTGAACATCATCAGCGACAACCTGGCCCAACTCGAACTGACCGGTACTGTCGAGCGTGATTCCTCGCGCCCGCTGGGCACCCTGGCCAACCCCTTCAGCCAGTACGGCACGCTGAAGATCTGACAGGCGGGCGCGATGTATCTGGGTCAGTACGAGCAGGAGCACAACCCACATTACCTGGGCCGAGGCATGTTGTATGCCGGCCCGGCCATGCGGGACTGGGCCACGGGCATGCCCCCAGGCCGGCGCCTGGGCAATGCCTCCGGCCTGATCGTGACTCCCGACGTGCGCCGGCTACGCACAAGCCCCTGGGATAGCCGCAGCAATGCCGTGCTCGATGGCGTCGCAGTGTCTGTCCAGCTCTATGGCCATGGTGCGGCCAACCTGGCCATGGCCCTCAATGCGCAGCGCGTAGCTACGGCCAGCGCTCCAATCACCACGACGGTCGCTGTCTCTGGCCTACAGCTCCCTGCAGGCTCCATGCTGTGGACACCCCATCAAGTAGACCGTAGTCAGGCCGTCTTAGCCGTGCCGTCCTGGTCGGCATGGACCGAGGGTGTGCAGTGGCGTCGTGCCGACTGGGGAATCGAGCTGCTGCAAGGACTGGCGGCGCCGCAAGGTGCAACGGTGCGCATCACTAGCACAGCCGAGAACAGCGCTGAGCAGCTCGACGCCGCCTCAGGCGGCGATATCGAAATCGGCCTGGCATACGCCGGCATCAACCTTGCCGACGGCAAGCCCGTTCGGATGCAGTGCTACCGCTGCCGTCCTCTGCTCGATGGCGGCCTGAGTCTGCTTGAGCAATCGGCCAGCAGCATACGGCTGACTCTGCAGTTGAGGCCAGTGGCAAGAACCGAAGGCCCCGCAGCTTGGTTTGACCTGGCGCGTGCGGCTCACATAACAACTTGAGAAGAGAAATCTGCATGTCCAAGACACAGCTGGCGCGTGGGATATGGGCGGGCTTTGCAGCTACCGAAGATCCGTTTTCCGTCCCGAATGGTATGGAGGCCAATCTGCGTTTGATTGACGACCATATTGCGTTCTATACCTTGGCCGCTCCAGTTTCGCCTGAGAGCGTGCTGCCGACCGATGCACGACCAGGTGCAGGTCAGATCTTCAGCGACGGCAGCTATGCTGTCCTGAATGCGAGCGCTTGGGAAAAATACCCTGCGCGTATGGCTTTGCAAGCTATCGAGCTCAGCACCAATACTCGCTACATCAATGTGGGAAGTGCCTGGCAGGTTGTTGCTGATAAGACTGAGAAGGCCTATCTGACTCTCGCAGCCCTCCAGGCTGATACCACTCGGCCAGCCGGATCCACTGGGCTTGTGACCAACGATCCCAATGACTCGACTGCAAATCCGATCAATGGGACCTATGTCTGGAATGGATCTACTTGGACTCGTGCTGCTCTGCAGACTATTGACCAGGTCAAGTTCAATCCAGTGAAAAAGGCTGCAGACCGGGTTGGTTTTGTTGTTGTAGGTTCTTTGACAAAGAATGAGGCTGGAGGCTCTTCTTCGCGAGTCATCAGCGGTCCTGAGATTCTGATCACTGGGGGTACTGCATTTGCATCCACCCGACGTTTAGCGCCTTTTGTGGACCTTGTTGTTCCTTCGGGCGAAGCAGCTTATGTAGATCTCGACGGACCGCTGAACGGTTCCGGGCAACTGAGCATCGCAGTGACCAGCGGCGGCTTCACTGTTGGCATGTCCTCCGGCACCTTTGTGACCGACCGCCGTGTATACCTGTTCATCAATGGTACCGGGCAGCGCTATGGCGGGGCTCTAAGCGCGCAGACCGTGATTCCAGAGGACTATCTCGCAGGAGGTCTTAAGAATCGCAGCCTACGCCCAGCATGGACTGTGATTGGCAGAGTGCAGGCGCTGCGATTTGACGGGACTGTTGCACGGGTAGTAACCCAACAGCTGCGGGTGGCGCTCGGCGCTGGTCGAGGCCAATACACCATCAACGCTATCACTGCAGATGTTCCCGCCGGTCAGGCTCTGTATGTGGATCTGGATGGACCGAGGGACGGCAATGACAGATTGACCGCCCAGGTAACCGATGTCGGCTATGTATCAGGCGGCAATACTGGTATCCCCAGCGGCATTGGCTTCACCGATGATCGACGCATCTATTTGTTGATCAATGACGGGGGCGTCGCGCTGGGCGGTGAGCTGCCGCACATTGCTAAATCGACAGAGCATCTTGTTGCTCCGACCTGGATGCAGTCCGGATCTGGGGGTGCAACATTCGATCCAGCGACACGTACTCTTTCATGGCCGGCGCTGTATCTGCCCGTTGGAAATAACGGCCGCGTCATGCTGGCGGCAGGCAGTCACACCATTGCGTCGGGGGTGACATTCGGGGTTGTCTATTTGGACCTGGCCGATGCTAGTACGGCAGCTGGAGTGACGACACCCGCCACAGCAGTGAAATCGGGGAATTACTTCGACGCCGGCGGCCGTGCGGTAGGTGGTCCGGCAGCAGTGCCAATGCTTGTATTCCAAGGCACATCAAACTGGCGAGCTGCGCCTGGGTTTGTTCCTGTTTCGGATGCAGGTAGCTCAGGAGTCGTTGCGCTGGCCTCCGACGATATTGTTATCAAGGTCGAGACGGGCAAGATTACTCTCTTTATCAAGGGGTCGAAGGGGCGTTATTTGGAGCAGGTAATCCTGCATGCGGTACGCCCGTTTGACCCAACTGGCGCAGACCTTGCCGGGAATCAAGACGTCTGGCGGCTGTCCGAACTCTATGAGGCTCAACTCACGGACTTGCCCTCCCTGACATTCACCAGAACTCGGTCTGGAGCCGCGATCTTGACTGGCGGTGAGATTGAATGTGCCATTTTGGAAGATGGCGCAGGCGACTACATCGGGGGATGGCATGGCGATGAGCTGCTCTCAAGCGTTACCTTCCTTGCGGACGGCGTGGAGTTATCTCCTAGCACTCTGGGCACCCGCATTGCTAAGCAGTTCGCAGTGATGCAGACGTCCACGCTCTATCGGTGGAACACGCAAACGCCGATCGCAACCCGAAACAAGCGCATTGATATTCGATGGAATGACGGAATGCAGGTCCGTCTGTCTCAGCATTTCAAATGGTCCATGGCGCTGGCGATCAAGGCTGCGATGCTGACGATGTTGCCTATCGCCCGACGCGTTGGTGGTTCGCCAACCGGGGCTCGGATCACTGACACAGCCGTGCGAGCGCCTGGCTGGGCCAAGGAGGATGTATCCGAATCGGGATTCGCAGAGCAAGTCTCTGCACGCAGTTTGCCTAGGGCATCTATTTGGTCAGCTGAGTCAGGCATCAGCGCCGAAGTCGAAATCGTTAAAAAAGTCGACCTAGTTACGAACTATCAGTTCTATATCTCAAACTCGACCTATTACAACAAGCTCTATTACTCATTCGCTGGAATGTTAAGTACGCCGCTCAATCACATGACTGCTGTAAATGAAGAATGGGATATGGAATCTGTGATCAAACTGACGAGCAATATATGAGCAAGCTATTTCACAACCCGGCCACAATAGGCATCGCTGGCCACGATTTCCAGGTCAGCCAGGTTCCTTTCGAGGTCTTCAGCGAGGCATTCGAGTTCGGGGACTGGTTGATCGGCATGCAGGGCGGAAAGTTCGACATGGCCAGCCTCAAGGCGCTTCATGGTGATTCGACCTTACGCCTAGCTCTGGAGAAGCTGCTGGCCGCCTGCCTGGCGCCTGTCCAGGATGGCCAGGCCAAGCCCATGTCGGTGGCCGATGTGCGTGCGATGCCTATAGCCATGGTGCTCGAAGCCGTCTATGTGGTGCTGGAGGAAAACCTTAGTTTTTTTACCCAGCGCCTGCAGGCGATCAAGGTGATCCAGGCGAAACTGATGTCGATTGGTTCTCCGTTGCTCAGCAGCTCATCGCCGCAGGCCACGACCGACAGCAGCTTCGGCGCTACAGCATCGACGAGCTGAAAGGCTATCTGCAGGCCATCGGCGACCAGGCCGAACGTCATGCACAACACCAGGCGGCCCACACGGCCGTCGCACTCGCAGGGGGCTCAATCTGAGCCCCTTTTCTCATGGGCAAACTCTAAAGCGTTTTACTTATTGCTGATGGCCGTGGCGGGAGACCATGCGGTCCATGGCAAACAACCTCGAAATCGGACTGCGGGTCCAGGCCGCACTGGACGAAGCGCGCAAAGAAGTCCGCGCGTTCACTGCCGAAGTCCAAGAGCTGGGCGCAGCCGGCAAAAAAGCTTCGTCAGAAATGTCGACCGTGCCGGCGCCTGCGTCTGGCTCGGCTCCGTCTGCTCCCAGCTCCGACCAGGCCGCGACAGCCAGGCAGGCGGTCACCGCCACTCAAGAGCAAGCCACAGCCACGGCCGCGCTGTCAGCAGCCCAGAAGGAACAGGCCGAAGCCTCTGACCGTGCAACCAAGTCTGAGCAGGAGCTGACCAAGCAGCGGGAATCCCAGGGGCAGCAAAGCAGGAAGAACGAGGAGCAGCAACAGCGCCAGGCGAAAGGCTCCGACGAAGCCGCCAAGGCAACCGACCGTGAAAAGCTGGCCGTTGACCGCCTGATTGCCAGCCTGGACCCCGCCGCCACTGAGGCCTTCCGCCTAGCGCAAGCTCAGAACGAACTGAATACGGCCCTGGCCCGTGGTCTCATCACCCAAGACCAGCACACGCGCCTCATGGGCCTGGCGCAGCAGCGATTTGCCGGCCTTGGCGTATCTGCTGGGCAAACAGCAGCTGCCATGCGCATGTTGCCCGCCCAGATCACTGACATCACCACCAGCATCGCCAGCGGCATGCCCATCTGGCTTGTGGCCATTCAACAGGGCGGCCAGATTAAAGACTCTTTTGGAGGCGTCGGGCCCGCTTTCAACGCCATCACCTCTGCAATCACCCCAGCGAGGGCTGCCGTCGGTGGCCTGGCGCTGGGTGTGGGCGCTTTGGCTCTGCTGTTCCTGGAAGCCGAGAAAAAGGCCTATGCCTTTAATGTGGCTGTGCAGACCACCGGCAATGCAGCCGGCGCGACGCAGGGGCGCATTGAAGCCCTGGCCGAGGCAGCCAACAAAGTCAGTGGCATTAGCAAGAGCGCGGCCGAGTCCGCGGCCGTGGCCATGGTGCAGTCCGGCCGCCTTGGCATCGACGTCATCGGCAACCTGACCAAGGTCATCAACGGTTATGCGGCCGCCACCGGCCAGTCGACCGATGCGGCGGCCAGCTCCCTGGCAAAACTGTTTGCAGAGCCTGCCAAGGCGGCAAAGCAGTTGGATGATCAGTTCAATTTCCTCTCGGCAACACAGCGCCGGCACATTGCCGACCTGGTCGAGCAAGGCCGGGTTGAGGAAGCCCAGCTCGAACTGAGTCGGCAGGCCGCTGACCACTTCGGTCGCGTGGTACCAGAAAACCTCGGCGTGCTGATGCGGTCCTTGAATACAGCGGCAGAGGTCGCCCGCAGATTCTGGGATGCAATTCTCAATATCGACAAGAAGCAGACCCTTCAGGACCAGATCAACGATCAGGAGAAGCTTGTCACGCAGATGGCAGCCGATCTGACCCGGCGCGGCACCAATCTGGCAGGTAATCAGCAGATGCCTCAACGCCTGATTGATGAGACGGCAAAGCTGAGCCTGCTCTACAAAGATCGAGATGCCGAGGAGAAGAAGGCAGACGATGAAGCTGCAGCAAATCGCAAAGACCGCCGTAAAAAGTCCGTCCAGGAGGAATATGCGGCGGCCATGAAGGCCACTGAAACCGAAGAAAAGCGCCTGGCCGAGAACAAGAAGAAATGGCAAGGATGGCGCGATGCTGGTGATATCACTCAGGCCGAGCTGGACGAGCTGGTCAAGCAGGCCGACGAGAAAGCCAAGAAAAATCCGCGCACTCCCAAGGGCAACACCCCAGAGCAAGAGGCCATCCAGCAGATCCGCTCGAATTTGCGCGCTCTGCAAGCGTCAATCAAGAGCAGTGACGCCTTTCTGGTAAACCAGCTGGAAGAAGGCCGCGTCAGCATTGATGAGGCCTATAAGAAGCGCCTGGCTGGCATCAATCAGGATATCGACGCTCAGCGCGAGGCGTTGGAGCGGGAGCTGGATGCCAAGGGTACGACCAGGACCCGAGCGGTCGAGCTGCGCGCCTCGCTCAAGGTGCTGGACCAGTCTAAGGAAGACGCGACGCGTGAGCTGGGCAAATGGCGGCGAGCTGAAGAGCTGAAGCTGGCCAACATCGTCGTGCGCCTGCGCGTGGATACGGCCGCACTGACAGGCCAGTTTGACAGGGAAGCCATTCGCAAGCAGCTGGAGCTGCAGTATGCGGAGGACTTGCGCGCCGCTGGACGCCAAGAAGACCCTGCAAAGGCAGAGAAGTCCCGTCAACAGATCCAGCTTCTGATCGATGCGGGAGCAGCCCAAGCCGAGTTCAACAACAAGCTGGCCGAGGCGCAGCGCCTTCAGAGCCAGCTCGGTGTCATCGAGCAGGCCGTGCAGACGCAGGCCACGCAGGGAACGATCAGCCAGATAGAGGCCGAGGCACGCATCAGACAGGCCCGCGCGGCCCAGGTGCCGGTGCTGCAATCCATCGTCCAGGAGTTGGAGCGGGTTCGCAATAGCCTGCCACTTGAAGCACAGGTCGCCATCGACAACATGAGCACCAGCATCGGTCAGCTCAAGAATGAGGTGGCAAGTGCCACGCCTGTGATCGTCAACCTCGGCACACGCTTGCGCAACACCGTCATCGATGGCGTGGCAGATGCGGCAGGCCAGGCTGTGACGAACTTCAAGAGTCTCAGCGAGGTCGCCAGTGCGACCCTGCGCCAGATTGCCGGTGACATCCTGCGCAGCGACATCAAGCGGTTGTTGACCAACCTGTTTACGCCTGAAGTGAGTGGCGGCGGTACTGTCATCGGCGGTATTTTTGGGAGCATCGGCAAGGTTTTCGGGTTCGCCGAGGGCGGATCTCCCTCGACGGGCGGGGGCCGCATCGTGGGCCCAGGCACTGGCACCAGCGACAGCATTGCCGCTCTGGTCGACGGTACACGCCCCATTGCCGTGAGCAATAACGAGTTCATCCAGCCAGAAAGAGCCGTCAACCACTATGGGCTGCCGTTCATGGAAGCAGTGCGCACCCTGCGCTTGCCAAAGCCTCGCTTCGCCTTGGGCGGCCTGGCATCAGCCAGCCAGCGCGTGAGCTTTGCCACGGGCGGCTCTGTGTCGTCCGCCGGTGGCGCCTTGCCTGGCCAGAATCAGCCGGTGGAGGTCCGCTTCAACAACCAGGGCACTCCCAAACAGCAGGTCGGCCAGCCGATAACCAAACAGGAATTGGGCCGCCTGGTCGTCGAAATCATGATCGCAGATGCAAGCAATGGCGGGAAAGCCTCTAGCGCAATCAACGCGGCAGGGAGGCGCAACTGATGGCATACACCCGCTTCCCCGATTACGCCCAGCTCGTCTTCGAGACGGATTACACCCTGCGCCCCGTGGGTGGTGTAGAGCGCACAGAGATGGAGGACGGCTTTATCGAGCAGGCTCCTGTGCAGTCTCTGGCCCGCTATGAGCTGCCGCTGACCTACCGCCTGGACAGCCTGGCGCGCAAGCAGCAGTTCGAGATCTGGCGCAAGACCGACCTGGCCCTGGGCGCCCGATTCTTCGCCTGGCCAGATGTCGAAGATCCCAGCGGCGCCACGTTGCGCCGGGCCCGGATCGTGGGTGGCTCGGTTGATTACAAGGCTATCACCGACCGCCTGGATGAGTTCATGGTCTCTTTCACCCTGGAGTACTGGGCATGAGCACGCGCAAGTCTTCCCGATATCGCCGCGCCGCCCAGCAACTGGCCCCGGCCGAGCGCCCCCTGGTACTGCTGGAGCTGGCCCATGCGCTGCTGCCTGAGCCCATGCGATTCGTCAATGACAACCAGGACGTGGTCTCTCGCACTCATCTATACGTGGCCACGACTTTCGAGTTCACCTGGCCAGACGATCAGGAGGGCCGCACGCCGGCAGCGGCACTGAGCATCGGCAACGTGTCTGGCGGTGTGGGCGTCTTCTTCGAGCGCACCCACGGTGGCCGTGGTGCCGTCATCACGGCTCTGCAGATCATGCGTAGCGCCCCCGATTTCATCGAAGACGAGCTGACGCTAGACCTACGAAACGTCGAAGTCACCACCAAGGCCGTGACCGGACAGCTCGGCTATGACGACATCCTCAACAAAGCGGCCGTGGCGTATACCTACCGGCCGGAAACCGCTCCGGGGCTTTTCTGATGCACTGGTCTGACTCTTATATAGACATCCCGCACGAGGTGCTGGATTGCGCCCAACTCGTCGAACGTGCCCTGCATGAGCAGTTCGGCCGCACCGACATCCACTTCCCAAGGCGTCAGGCAGACGACCTGGCCCACCGATCGGCCTTGATCACGGGCCACCAGGCCGACTTCGCCGAGCGGATCGAGGAGCCCGTCGATGGGTGTGGCGTACTGATGTTGGCGCGCGGCCGTCAGGCCCATATCGGTCTGTATTGCTTGATTCAGGGCGTGCCTTATGTGCTGCACAGCGATGCACTTTTCGGGTCGAGCATGCGACAACCCCTGGCTCGGCTGCCCCGCTGCTACCGTGTGGAGGGCTTCTATCAATGGCTCTGATGCCCACGCTCTCCGTCATCTGGTGCCCAAACCCCCTTCGGCCTGCCAGTGACCGCAAGGTGTTGCCGGTGGCTCTGGCCGGTACCGAAACGCTGCATGACATCGTCCAGCGCCTTGGCTTGGCCGACACGCCCCTGGCCATCATGTCGAATGGGCGGCCAGTGGCGGCCGAGGATTGGGCTGCCACGCCCGTGAGCGTGTCCGATCTGATCGTCATTCACCAGGTAGCCAAGGGCATCGTCGAGGGCAGCACGGTCGCAGCCAAGCTGGTCATGTATGGCGAGATCGGATGGACTGCCGCCTTCGCCCTGGGCACGGTGGCCGCATTTGCTGCCAATGCTGTGATCGCCTTTGCGATTTCCGCCTTGGCCGGCAGCTTGTCCGCCCGGAGCGCCGCCTCTGCCAAGGGCGATGATGCGCCCACGGCGTACAGCATTGAAGGCGGCTCCAACTCGGCCCGCAACTATGAGCCGCTGCAACTGGTACTGGGCGAACACCGTGTATTCCCAGACTACGCTGGCCGTCCGTTTGGCGAATTCGTCCCGGACTCCAGCACGGCCACCGAGGTGATCAACAACACCCCGGTCTATGAAACCCGTACCCATCCGCCATTCGGCTTCGAGGGCACAGCAGTCATTGCACCATGGGTGCTCATTCGTACAGATGTCTGGGAAAGCGGAACGATTGAGTACTACGGAGACCAGGCCAGCCGCACCTATACCAGCAGCAGCGGCGGAACGGTCACCCAACCGCATACCTTTGTGATTAGCCACCAAGGGCTGTTCGACTCGGTGACGACATATGAGGACTACCTGGTGCAGATCACCCCACCAGAAAGTGGAGGAGGAGACTGATATGGCCTGGAATCCTTTGGGCACGCCGCTGCCCGTCCTGGTGCGCTACGGCTACACCATCATTTACAACACCGAGCGCGTGACCAGTGTGTTCAACCTCGGATTCGGCGACCTGACAGCCACCGACGAGCGCATTGGAGCCAACGCAGTCAGCCAGTTCAATTCCATCGAGCTGCACAGCAGCCAGGTGCCGCCTGGCCAGGCAGATCGCACAGTCCTGCGTGGCTATACCAGCGCCGGCTGGCCCTCCGATGTTTACCCTGGCAATGTGCAGACTGTCGATGGCGGTGCTCTGGAGCAGAACTCCAATGTCGAAAACGGCGGCTGGATTGAGCGCCAGGGCTCTCAGGCAGGACGGTTTGTCCAGATTGACATTTCCGGGCGGCTGCTACGCCAGGCGGGCGGCGGCTTCGAGAACCTGACCTGTCAGGTTGCGGCCGAGTACCAGTTGCCTGGATCTAGCGTCTGGCAACCTATGCCTTTCTCTCCGATGACGCTCAGCAACGGCAGCACCAGGCCCCTGCGTCAAACGTTTTCGGCCATGCTGCCTCAGGCGGCGGCCAAGTTCCGCGTGCGACGCACCACACCAGATTTCACCGATGCCAGCAACGTGGCTGAGATCGAATGGACGCGTCTCAAGATATTCCGCGACAACGACGCGCTTTACCCGGCCCAATTACGCCGGGGGATGATGATTAAGGCGACCGGCCAGCTCAACGGCCGAATCGACCGTTATTCCACGCTGGTTCGCCATAAATGCTGGGTCTGGAATTCATCGGCTCCCTGGGATGGCTCCATGCCGGCAGTCGGCGCGGGTGCTTGGCAGTGGACGTACAGCACGAATCCAGCCTGGCTGTTCCTGTATTTCTCGCGCGGTGGCTTCCTCAACCCCACGGCCGCGCCGGCTCACCTGGGCCAAGCCGGATGGCTGGATGAACCATCAGCCAGCAATGGCGAGCGGCTCTTCGGTGCAGGCCTGCCCAATGCCCGGATCGACTACGGCACGTTGGTGGCCTGGGGACAGTACTGCGCGGCAGCCCAACTGACCTGCCGCCTGCTGCTCAGCGGCGCACGCAGCGCTGGCACCGTACTCGATGACATCGCCGCAGCAGGCCGGGCCCGGAAAACCTGGGCGCCTGGCAAGCTGTCGGTCTGGTGGGAGCGAGATGGCCAGCCCTGGGTTGCGGCCTTCGGCGCGAGCAACATCATCGCGGGCACGTTCAAAATCGCCTACATCACCGACGACACGGTCGACGAGTTTGGGCTCTCATACAGTCAGTCAGACAACGACTTTGAGGCAGACACGGTCTATGCCAAGGTGCCAGGCGTGACGCTGCCGGTCAACCAGCAGGTAAGCCAGGCCACATACAGCATGCCCAAGGCCCAGGCCCAGCGCCTGGTCAACCTGTTGGCTGCCTCGAAGCACTACCACCGCCGCACGATCACATGGGAGAGTTCCATCATGGGGTTGACCGTGGCCACGGGTGACATCATCCAGCTCGGCCACGATCTGACCCGCTGGGCCTTCAGCGGTCGCCTGGTCGGCCTGGGCTTGACGGGCACCCGCGTGGCCTGGGTGGATCTGTCTGCCGAGGTGGAGCTGCCAGACGGCAACGACTTCTATTTGATGGTCACACCGCCAGGCGGTGATCCTTTCAGCGTGCGCTGTGCAAAGCCTGTCGGCCGCACACGCCGGCTGACCCTGGTGGGCAACTGGCCCGCCTCGGCGGCGCCAGGCTGGCTGGATGCAGCCAACCCCAATGCGCAGGCCAGCGCTGATTTAGAGGATACCGTCCCAGAGGATTGGACGTTCCTCGGCGGCCCGCAGCAGACGCCCGGCAAGCGCGTGCGCATCATCAGCATGGAGCCAAGCAGCTCCAGGCGCGTGCGCATGACGGTCCGAGACGAATATGAGCAGTACTACCCGCTGGAGTGGGGCCTGGGTGTGGTACCCGAGATGGCCAGTGGCGAGCGACGTGTGGCCAGGGCCTTCAACCTGTCGGCCGCACCACTGCCGGATGGCGGAACCCGCCTGGCCTGGGAGCTGGAAGCTGCCCATGGCGCCGATGTGCGAGTCTCGGTGAACGGCGGGCCCAGCCAGCAAGTCCCAGTGGCTGGCCACATCACAGTCCTCGGCCGCGAGCTGCTGCTGCCGCCGTATCCAGCCGGCACGCGCCTGGCTGTTTCTCTGCTGCCGGTGACGGCCGGGGCGCCAGTAGGCGTCGAAGGCGATCAGATGGAGATTGCGCTATGA